GCGGCCGGATATTGCCATCCGAAAGAAAATCCGCCACAGCTTCAACCATTGTTTCAGACGGCTGCTCTCCATCCACCAGGAACTCCACCACGACCTCCGTTGGCTGCGGAGAATAGACATACACGTCAGAAATGCTGGAGCTGTAAGCCTTTGTCCAATACACATACGCGTCATGCGGACCGGCAACCGAGTAGCTGGATGGAGCCAGGAAAGTACGATACGCAAGGCTTTCGTCGCTCTCCGCATCTGAACCGCCTGACGTTGTGTCCGTGTTCGCCACGCTGTCCATGTATGGAATCGGATCAACGAGAATGTTTATGCGCCCGGGAACGATTCCGTTATGGTCTGCGCCGCCCTCCAGGGCGGTGCATTCCACGTCAAGATACAGCTGTCCTGACGGGACCTCTGCGTATTCCGTGGTGGCAAAATAGGTCTCGCCGTCCGTCACGCGTGTCCCGGCAGGAATCGGTGTAACAAAGCTCTTGAGTTCGGACAGGGTGAACCGGACCGTGCATTTCGCAGGATCCGCCCCGCTCCTGGTAACCTTTTTCAGGGCCGCCAGGTTGTCCAGATAATCGCCGGTGGCATATTTCAGCAGATTCTGCTTGCCCGCAAAGTCCACGTACAGCAGCCCCTGATAGATCAGCGTCGCGCAGGCGTACAGGATCAGTGTCTCCGGATCTGCCCGTTCGAGGTCTACCCGTTTGCCGGTCAGCTCCAGATACTTGTCTTGATAGGCTGCCATCATTTTGGATTCCACGCTGTCCAGTGTCTCGCCGCTGATAAATGATATATCAGGCAGGTTGGACAGCTCATTAATCGCCATTAAGCAAGCCTCCTCTCTATGGTCACTCCGACGTCAAGATTTCCGCCCTCGTCGGTGTCCAAAATGTCCACGGATTGGACATAAATTCTCTCTATGTATTGATTCGTTTTTTCGGCCAAATCCACCGCAAGCCGGTTTCTGACTCTCATGGGAGGCATGTCGATGACATCTGCGGACACGCCGAAGCCCCTGCTTCCGGGGATCGTCCCCTCAACGGATCCGAGCAATGCCGTCATCTGCACCCGATAGCGGAGCATGTCATCAGCGGGAACCGTGCTGCTGGATATGTTGGCCAGTTTAATCAAGTTCGCCATCTACTGATACTCCTTGAATGTCACGTCTACCTTTGCGTGGGCAAGCTCGCCTTCGCTGAGAACCCTGTCCCACGCTTCGCTGCATTTTGTAATGGACCATTTTCCGCCCCATCCAAACACAGATCCGCCGATTACCAGATAATCGACCGTGCCTTCCCGGATTGCTTTCTCAATCTGAAAAATCGTTTGCCGAGGTTTTACACCATGCTCGCATGACAAAATCAGCGTCATGGTTGTCTCGGCTCCATCCGGCCCGGCAAACTCCGCTCTTGGTGCGCGGTTGTTTATGCCGTGATAATGCCACCGGCTCGACTGCGTCCGCTTCATATCCTGCGGACTAAAGACCCGATCCGATGACGTTTCGAAAGTGAAAAGATCACCATAGCTTCCAATCTGCCCCATGGCAATCCTCCTATCCGTTAAAATAAGGACAAGACTCGCAGTGCTGTATGTGGGAAATAATCTCCGCAACTGTGACCGTACCCGCAGCACTGACGAATTTAATATTGCTTGCATCTATTTCATAAGTCGGAGACTGATAGCGGACAAAAGCCTCGCCGTTCGTTGTCCCGACCTCTTTTCTGTAAAGGCCAGCTCCGCCCTGTGCCGGTGGAGCTGCCTTGTTCCAGGCGGGACCGATCACAACACCGCCCGCCTGCCCGCTCGGCAGATGCAGGACATAGACGTCCTCGCCGATCTCAGGCATCTTGTATTCGTCATTAAACGACATGTAAGGCAGATACCTGGTCACCGCGTCATCCAGATCAGGATAGGTGACCTGCATCATGCCCTTTTCATAGTCGATGGCCGAGACCCTTCCGAGCCGGATCAGCCTCTCCATTATGCGCTCACCCTCTCCACAACTCTGTGCAGCTTCAAAGACTGCGAGGTCCCTTCCGGACTGTGCTCGGTTTCCACCGAGTCCACGAAATATTTACCAGACATCCGGCCCATGTCCACAACCTCGATGCACGACGTTGCAACAATGGACGGATCCGGGAAGATGCCGAAGGACAATGTCGTGACCTTCTCGTTGGATCTGTTGACCTGCGCAGCCGCTTTGATTCGTGCTTCCAGAAGATCATCCGCTTTGCTGCTGATCTTCAGCGGCCTTGCTCCGTCACCTTCCGTCACACCGATGGAAGCCTCTATTTCCTCGCTGTCTGTACCGTTCTTATATGAAAATGTCGCGCCGGTATACGTTCCGTCCAGCGTATCATTGTATTCAAACCGGCCGTCTATGAAGTCTCTGGGACCAATCTGAGCCACAGCGTCCTTTGCTTCATAACGTCCTTTGTCGTACATAATGATCCTGTTCCAGTAGACCTTCATAGAAAGGCCATAGTCTTTTGCGATCTCATACAAAAAAGCACTGTCTGTTTTGTCCGACTGCTCCACAGCCTCAATGGTGATCGTGTCAGCGTCGTAAACAAATCCCAATCCGTAAGTCTCTGTGATACTGGATCCGATCTGCTGGATGGTGACGTTCTCCCATGTTTTGGTGCGCTCCTGAGATTTGAACGCATTGTCAAGAGGAACCGAGGTAGCGCCAAAATCGGCTACCAACGGTCCCCCTGAGAATGAGATATCATCCAGAATAAATAAACCGCACTCCAGGCGCTGCAGATCTCCGGTTTTTTTCCAGTCATGATAAATCAGGGTTGCTGTCACCTGGTCACCCTTCTCCGGATACCATTCAGACAGCCATTTCAGATCGATATTCTGCAATGAAATCTTGATGGAGTCCGAGGAGCCATCTGCAACATCGGTATAGGATACCGACCGCAGATAGTCCCGGAGCACCGTGGAAACATTCGCGCCGTTGAACGTGACGTCCGATGTAACGCGTCTGGCAAGATCACTCATGACGATCTCCTCCAGAACGGGAGCGTGTCAGCGGGTGTTTCAGAGATGTCCGGAACCTTAATCTCAGTGCCGGCGGAGAACACAAGCGTCCGGATCAGGCTCCAGTTTGCCTCGATCAGCGTTTTCATGTGCTTCTCATCTCCGTACAGCTTCCAGGCCATGAGATCCCATGTATCCCCCTGGATGGTGGTGTATGTGCTGGCCATGAGATCCCTCCTTTACGCCAGAGCCAGACGGCTGCGCTCTTTCTGCAGCCGCGCGTAGTACCGTTTGAATTCCTCAAAGGACATGGACACAGCGCTCCGGACGTCCTCCGCACTGACTCCTGATCCGGTGACGTTGATCACCGGACTGTAGACGATCTGACCGCCCGCAGCACCTTCTGCAGATGCCGCCCTTGTGGACCCGCTGATGGATCCGGCCAGAGGCCCCGCCAGGGAAGTATTAGCCGCCTGAGATACTCTGCCTTCCTGTGACTCAACGCCCAGCGCCAGACCCTCGCCGACCCACGCACCGGTTTGATACATGAGTTTGGACGGAGATCCGATCTGCATGGCGCTGTTGATCGTGCTGGAAATGCTGTTCGCAATGCTCTGTGCCGCAGAGATCAGTGCGGACCGCTTACTGTTAATACCGTTCAGCAGGCCCTGCATGATATTCGCGCCGGCACTGTACAGATTCAAAGAATCGAACGTGCTCTGGATGCTGCTGGCCGTGCTCTGACAGCTGGACACGATATTCGCGCCGCCTGAATCCACTGCCGCCTGCATCTGCGTCATTTGCGTGGTGGTGTCCGTGGTGGCCTGCGTCCAAGTGGTATTGACGTCTGTGGCAACCGTCTGATCCGTTGTCTGGACCGTGGTAGCAAGATTACTGAAAATCGTGCTCGATGTGGTATCCATCGTAGTCAAAGACGTTTCCACACCTGACGCGGCAGTTGTGAGGCCTGACATGGCCGTTTCAATACCCGCTGCAGACCCCTGCAGATTCGCTGCAGATGAGTCAACGGAAGACGTGTCGATGTTGAAGTCGAGATTCATGTCACCGATCAGGCCGCTCAGACTGTTCTGAATGTTTGACGTGGTAGCCTCAACGCCCTGACTGGCGCCCCGGCCCAGCTCCTCACCCTTTTCAATGCCGGTGCCGAACAGCGAGCCGATACCGTCGCCGAGGATTCCGCCGATGGAGGATACCGCACCTGTGATGCCGTTCTTAATGCCATCGACGATGCTCTTGCCTAGATTGATCCATGTCTGCGGATCCAGAAGCATTTCACACAGCGCGGTCAGGATCTCGGTCGCGGCAGAAAACAGCAGCGGGATCGCCTGGACAATACCGGCCACCAGCTGAATGATGATCTGGATGCCTCCGGACAGGATCTGCGGGAGGTTCTGGATCACGCTGGCCAGGAACATGATCATGATCTGAGCGCCGACCTGGATGATTGTCGGAAGCGCCTGGATAATTCCCTGAAGCAGCTGCATGATGATCTGAAAGCCCGTTGACAGGATCATCGGCAGCGCCTGGACAACGCCAACCGCAAGCTGCGTGATCAGCATCAGTCCCGCGGAGAGAATCGACGGAAGCTGCTGCACGATTCCGCTGTACACACTCATGGCGGACTGTGCTCCCATCATGATCAGGCTCGGAAGCTGCTGCGCAATGCCGGCGGCGAATTGAACGATCAGTGCAACTCCGGTGGTTATAAGCTGCGGCATAATCGTAAATACGCCCTGAACAAATGTGGTCACAACATTGACGGCGCTGGACGCAATCTGTGGGAGATTGTTCTGGATCCCGCCAATGAGGCCCGTAACCATCTGCGTCGCAACATGGATGATGGTCGGCATGTAGCTCATGGCCTGTGTGGCGAATGACGCAAACACATTCCCCAGCGCAGACCCCACTGTGCCGAGATCGCCCGTGGACACAGCGTCGGACAGCTCGGTCATATAGCCGGTGAACTGGCTGACTGCGCTTCTTGCCTGTCCGGAGAACGCGTTATAGATCCCCAGCTTCAGGCCGTCGTAAGCACTGGAGAGCAGGGTGACATCGCCTTCGAGGTTGTCGAGCTGTACCGCCGCCTGACCGGCTGCGGCGCCGATGCCGCCAAATTCTGTGGATGCTCCCGCAAGACCTTCCTGGAACGACTGAACCTTTTCATCGCTGACGGATGTGATCTTATTGAACGCCTTCAAGCCGTTCGTGGTAAAGATCGCAC